AAAAGTTGTCTAGGGATGCCTTAGACAAAATTGCAGAGTGCCGCCTTTTGGATTCATATCCTAGTTGGTGTGAATCTGGCGTACAATCATTAACCTTGCCCAGATGGGCATTTACAACCCCAAATTAAAATGACTTTTTCAGATAAGCAGGTTCAGCTTTTAAACGAACCAATTAATAAAGAAAACGTTTCTTGGAGGTGGGGGGATAAAAAACAAACTTTTAAACTTTCTTATGTAGAAGGCTGGCACGTTATAAAAGAAGCTAACAGAATTTTTGGTTTTGGAGGCTGGTCAAGTGAAACAGTTGAATTGAAATTTATTTCTGAAGAAGCAAGCTCAGTAACATATATAGCTAGGGTAAGAATTACGGTAGGGGATGTTGTAAAAGAAGGCGTTGGTGCTGGCCATGGCCGTATGGGTGGCATTGGTGATAAGCATGAATCAGCCGCAAAGGAAGCAGAGACAGATGCAAGGAAAAGGGCTTTTATGCAGTTTGGAGATCAGTTTGGGTTGTCTTTATATGACAAGCACCAAGCATGGGCTAAGCAAGAACAACGAACACAAAACAAGCCAATTCAACGAACAGATGACGATAAATTTATTAGAGAATGTGAGGCATTTATTAAAAAAACATCTGATCCAGACAAGTTAAAAGTTTTAAAAACTAATATCTCAAAACGCTATAAAGAAGAAAAAATTACAGAAAAAGATAGGGACAATTTACTTTCTTTAATTCTTCAAAAAGATGACTAATGAACTACTTACGACTGATGAACTTGCCCTTGAGCTTGGAATAAAACCCCAGACTCTAAGGCTGTGGCGAACCAAAAGCCGCAATGGTAGACCGAGTGGCCCCAAATGGCGAGTCATTCGTAAACCAAACAACCATTCTCGTTTTGTGCGGTATCACCGCAGCGACATTGAAGAATGGCAAAACACTTTAAACAACCCCATTAATTAATTTCATGGATTCAGCATTTACAGCAAAATTTCGTCTTATTCCAAATAAGAAAAGAAAAAGCGGCAACGATTGTGATCGGTATTTGATTATTGACTGGACACCTGACGAGGCAAAAAAGGCTGCAAAATGGTTATTAGATCAAGCAGATGCTTGTGAAACTCCAGGTGGTTCAACTATTAGGAAATACAGTTCTAGAACTGATTATGAAGAGATTGCAGGCTTTACAATGTTTGGCAGCCAGTGGTCAGTTAATCCTGATTCAGAAGAAGAATGGGAAGATGGCAGAGGCACGATTGCGCCAAGAGCCTAGACATGAAAAAGCCCCTCAAAAGAGGGGTTCTTTCTTTTTTACCGCCGTCATTAAATGAGCTATTACTGAAGTTACCCCGTAGGACTTACGGGCCACCTTCTTGCGGCTTTGGCATGGTTTATCCATCTGACCACAGCTTCTTTGCAGTTGCCACGCTGCAAGCCCGTGTATTGAGAGGCGACTTTTCGACTAAGCGAAACGGTGCAACTCATCAGTACAAGTACTATAGCTCAATAATGGCAATTGTCTTATGAATTTTTTAGACTGGCTTGGCTCTTTTTTTGTTTATAAAAGTCCAAAAGAAGGAGAAGGATTTAAAAGATTTCTTTTAACCTTGTCATCTAAAAAATTACGAGCATTAGCTGGAACTACAACGCACTACAGCAAAAAAAAACTTGTTGAAATTTATTTAAAAAACAATGCCAACCCCAAAATTTAAACTTGAAGATCAAGTAATTAAAAAAAATGTTAAAAGCATTTGCTTATCTTTAGGAACTACAACTGGAACGATCACAGAAGTTAAAGAAAAGTTCAATAGAAGAGGTCGAGTTTGTTATTACTACGAAGTTACCTGGCCTGATAAGAGAAGGTCAGAACACGCACAACACATCCTCGTTCCAGCACCTTAAAATGAACAACTCCAGAAAAGCTTACACAAGTAGTAGGCGTGACAATCAAGCTTGGATTAAAAGAATAAAGAAGGAAATTAAAGAATATTCAAAATATTCTTGGTATGACCGAACCCTTCACGATAAGTGTATTGAACTCTGTCAAAAAGAAATTAAAAAGGAGGAAGCACCATGAAAAGAAAAGACGCTGAAAACCAAATTGAGTTCCATAAAACCCCAGAACCACTAGAAGAACACGAAAAATCTTCTTTAACACTCATACAACATTATTTACACGGGTATCCAAACCCAACGGGAAAATTTAAAAACAATGAATCAGACATTTTGCCCTTGCCCTAAGTGCAATCAACCTAGCACTAGAGTTGTATTAACTAAACGCACAAAAGATGGAGTAACTATTCGGAGAAGATGTTGTATTAATTGTGAACACCGTTGGTACTCTGTTCAGTATCCAGAAGTTGCTGTAAAAGACGAGGAGGTTAAGTGGATTAAAACAGGATCTAAGGCAGAATTTAAGCCTTCATAAATCAAGAATTTTTCTTAGCCAATTTTTAAACGTAGGCTGTCTTACAGGATTCTCTAAACAAGCAATTTTAGCCTTGCATCTTGCTATTTCAGTTAAGCAATTAGCAATGAATTGTGATTGATGGAAATGGTTTCTTTCCACTGCTTCGCAATGTCTTACTAATTGTTCTCTGGACGCACCTTCAGTAAACCATCTAATTTTTTTTTCTAGTTCTAATTCTTCCTCAACTGTTGGCGGTTTCATTAAAGAGTCCAACAAAATAAATTGTTCATCCAAGTTCTCCATCTAATTCTTTCCTTTTAGCTGCTAATCCAGTGTATAAGCCATGCATAGGATTGTCAGGTAAGTGCCTGCCGTCTAAAACGTACCAGCGTTCAAGGTCTAAGGCTCTTTTTTCGTCTTCTTTGCGCCACTTTGGTTTGTAAAAACTCATTGTAAATTTGTATTAGATTCAGGAAATAATCTCGACTCTAGGAAATCCACAGCCTGATCATCAAGCTTATTTGTAGTTTGTTTTGCTGCTGCTTTCAATAGGTCAAGTAACAGTTTTTTACCTGCTTCACTACGCAAAAAAGCATAAAGGAGTGGAAGCAACGGTTTGAATAGTTTTCTCATAATTAGACTTACTCTTTTCAATCTTATATATAGACGCTACATTTGGCTTGGTGATCCCCATACACCTTTCAAGACCTCCCCTGAAGTGCATTTTCTGGGAGGTTTTGTTATTTATGCCACTCACTAAGTTAGCAGGATTATGGAACCAAAAACCATTGTATGTTTTTGTTTACACTGCCTCGAAATTAGAAGGCAACAAACAAGGTTGCAGGAGTTGAATAAGAGTAAAAAAGCCGCTAAATTATCTTTGTAGTTTACTAATGCAAGCTACTTATTAAACATCTGATAAAGGGATTAGATGTTCACAAGACCCCTTAGCTCTTAGAGGACGCTAGGGGGTTTTGCTTTTCCCAGTGTTTTACTAATATTTCTAACTCTTTTATTCTTTCTTTTGCTCTTTCTATCTGTTCCTCCATGCGTTTGGATTTCTTTTTGTTCCTTCTAATCTAGCAACGTCTTTTTCTATGGCAGATAAGCGGTGAAATATTTCTCTAAAATTACCTTGCGAACGATTCGAACGGTTGCTTAAAACCATCAATAGGCCAGAAACAGCAGCCCCAACAAGTGCTGCAAGTAGTTCTTGAGGCATTTTTTACCTTTTGGAGTAATCTTAGAATATTGCTGTTATTTTTTCATGCCTGAAAAATCAACCCCAAACGCAAAAGTTATGGAGGAAGACGACAAACCCGATTATCAAGAAAAGATCATGTTCTTGGTGTCTACAACTGCACAGGGGGCCATTCTTTTTTGGTGCTTGATCGTCTTGTCTCTTGGATACATAAAATTGCCCAATCGCATGTTTGGCCTTGACATCCCAGACCAGCCAAGAGTGGACTCAACTTTTGCGGCTGGATTATTGGGGAATATCCTTGCAGGATGGGGTGTGTCTGTGGGTGCGGCGACTGGAGCGAAAAAGAAAAAGAAAGAGGAGGAATCAAACGGAAATATAGGAAAAGGTAGCGGTTATCAAACTATCGTCATCAAACAACCTATAGAATTAATTACCAAAAAACCAGACGTTATTAGAGTTGATCCCATTAGTGGGAAAGACGTAAAAAATGACGGAACATTAGGAACATGAAAAAGTTTTTAATCTTGCTTTTATTAGCAAGTCCAGTGCAAGCAGATATGCGGCACTCAATAACCACCTCGGCAAAAGTAACGTTAGATGCTGCCTACTCTTCAGCTTCAAGAATCGGGACAACTTACAGCGTTACAGGTAATAATATTACTCCTAGCACTACGGTTTCAGGTACTACAACCTCTGGGGCCATCGGAGGCTTGACGGCTGACAGTCTTACAGCAGGAGTTCCAGCAATTGTAGATACTGACTTTGCCGTAACAACAGCAGGATCAGCTTATTCAATGACAGAAAGTCTAACTGTTGGTGATGCAGTTCAAAGTGCAACTACGGTCACTGGAGGTGTTGTTCCAGCTTTGCCTTCTCTTGGTGTAACAGTCACAGGATCGGGAGGTGTTTCTGGGGGCACTATTACTTCTCTTAGTTCAGGTGTTCATACTTGTGCTGGCACGATGGGAGCAGGTTCAAGTTGCACGGCACAAACCATAGTTGAGTCGGTGGTGGATTGATGCACGTTCCACTGATTGTTTGTTCTTTAGCTGTAATTATTCTTCTTGGGTTTAATTTCCTAATGTGGAAGCATTACATGGATATAAATAAGTGAAGCGTTATTTGCTGCTATTGTTATTATTAAATGGGTGGCAAAAACCAGTCATAGCAGTGCCTGTGGTTCCTAACTTTTCTAGCGGGTCTATGACCGCAGTAACACGTACCACTCAAAATATTACAGAGTCGATAGTTTCGACAGATTATAATACTGGTCATTCACTATCTATAACAGGCACGAATTTAGAAATAGATGGATCGACAATGTTACCTGACCCTACAACTATTAACCAAACTGTAAATGGGACAACTTATTCATGGACTGGAGCCGATCTAACCACAATGCCCAATGTAACTATCAAAAATGCAGGGGCAGCGTTTCAAATGAATCAGGTTTATCAAGGGCCAGGTTTATCAAATATAACCAACATAACTCGCACAACTCAGGTAGAAAGCGTTACAGAAACTACCTCTACATTCTCTCAATAATATTCGCACTTAACCCTTTAAAAGTATTAGCAAATACCTCCCAGACCGCAGCCCCAGTGGCAAATAGTTCTGGATCGGTAACCAATATGGCTATCCAATCCCTTCAGGGAAATATGATACAAAATCAATACGGTAATGGAATAGTTTGTCAGGGGCCAATGCTCACGGCATCTCCATTCCTAACAGATAGTTTCCAGCAGCAACTTCCAAAAGAATATTGGTACTCTTCGCCAGTGTATGACGATGATGGAAATATTACTTATTACCAAGATGTTCGTACAGGTCAGAAAGACTCTGCAAGTTTAAATTGGGGTTTTTCAATTACATTT